TCTTGTCGTCGGTCCACGCCTGTGCATGGCGGGCTCCAGCAAGAGAAATCATTTTGAAACCCCCCGGCACGGAGCCTTTCATTCCCCGCAGCCCGGCGATCTCCGCGAATAAGTCGGTCATGTGAAGTTCCTGAGCGCGCGGGTTCTTCTCTACTGCCTTCTCGAAGAATATCCATGCGTCCATCTCCTGCGCCCGCTCGTAGGGAAGCGGGTAAGAAATGATCTCGTTCACGTATGGCAGGTGGTGGAGAACCTGCCCATAGAGCAAATGGCAGCAAAAGACGATTTTGCACTTGGGCCAGCGCCGCTTCATCTCCCGCATCACCGGCGTCATAAGCGTGAGATCCCCGAAGCCACCGACCCGCATAAGGCAAATCGTCTTGTCGTTCCAGTCCTTATGCTCGTCGAACGGTTTCGCCTCGGTAAGCGTGTCCATCGTGCCGGCGTCGGCGATCGATAGGAACTGGGCGGAATTCTGAGTCTCCGCGATATACTTACCCGGCACGATCTTGTCCCGAGCGTTAAATGAGATCGTATCCTTTAGGGTGAGTAGGTGCATTGACTCACCGTGCCAAAAGCTATTATCCCGTCAAGCGGAAATATTCAGGAAGCCGCCGGAACCTTCTCGATCGTCACAATGTACTCGGCGCCTTCCTCGAAAAAAATCTTCGTAGCGGAATTGAGTCCAGCAAAATTGAGGTTTATATCGCCCGAGGAAGGATTGTCGAAAAGGCCGTCATTCGGTCCCACGGGGGTCGTCGCTGGAACCGCCGGAGCGGTGGCGGTGGCGGGAATCGCCGGAGTCGGTGCCGCAGCCTTCACGTGCTGCAAGCGAACCTGACGTACTGCGGGACCTGGCTTGTTCGCGTTGCCGTTCGAACTTGAGACGAAAAGCGTGACGATCATGGTTCCCAACCCATAGGAACCTGACTCTCAGGCGTCAAGCCGCAACGGGTGCCGTCGCCGGGGCAACCGCAGGGGGCCCTACCTGATCACCTGTCCCGCCGGCTGGCTTTTGAGTCTGGGTAAGTTGGGTGCCGAAGGGGGTCGAGCCGCTGGGACCTGCATCGCCCGGTGCCGGGCCTCCTGGCGCGGCCGGGGATGCGCCGGGGGCAGCAGTGGGCGACGACGGGGCGCCAGGGACCATTCCAAGGGGCACGATCGTCATGTCCGCGTTGCACTTGGGGTCCAGAAGGCGAAGCTGTGACCGATAGAAGGGCGCCACACGGATTTGGACCTCCGGGGGGAGCATGTAAAACTTCTCCACAAGGGCCGCAGCCTGGGCGATTGCCTGGATCATCTGGGCGTTCTTGTCGGCCGAAAGCTCGACGGTAACATGGAACTTGAGCCCGCGCACATCGTCCGGGGTTAGTTTGTCGATCCGCATGGTATCCCCGTCAAGGTAGGTGAACGCCTCTTCCGGGTTCATATTCGCCAGCGTCACAGCAACCTCGCGGTTCATCTGCCGGCGCAGTGGGGACCGGAGGTCGGCTACGATAGGCTTGAAAAGCTCATCTCCGGACTGCTGGATATTCATTACGCCGGTGGCGAGGTCCGAAGACTTGAGCCCTGCGGTCTGGGCGTCGTTGGCGTTCGAAACGCCTGACTCGTTGGCGGCAAGCTGAAGGGCGAGCTGAAGCTGCTTCTCAATCTGGTCAAACTTGATGTCGTCCAGGTACACACATTCGATCACGTCCTCCTTCTTCATGCCAGGCTTCCTGGTGTAGGTACTGCCCCAGTTTAGCTTCAGGTTGGGATCCCGGTCGCCCTCAACCGTGGCCGTGGGCGTCCAAAGGTCGATGCGGCCCGACCGGCTCTGGCTGAAATTCCAGCGGTTCACCATCAGGTCAACCCAAGTCTGGTAGGATTCGAACATCTCCATAACCCCCATCCCGTACCACCGGCCCTCGATTGGGTTGATTCTTATGACCTCCAGCGGGCGGAGTCCATCGGTCGTGACATTGGCAACGTGATCGTAGAATATAGGCGCCTCACTGCTGCGGTCGGCGATCAGCATGATGTTTTCGTCGATCCCATCATCGTTGGCATCGTACCACATATAGAACTCGCAAAATTCTGAGATGGGCTGATCGGTTTCAGATGAGATTGCAGCCGTTCCCAACTCGTTCGGGCGTAGGTCAAGATCGACGGCCGCCTTTGGCTGGCCGCTGTTGGAAGCAATCTCCTTCACCAGGGCCAGCATCTTCTGGGCTGCCTTCTTCCTCTCCGGCGTGGAATCGTCTACCATCCCGCGCTTTACCACGAGGTCGACAAATTCCATAACCGACTTGTCGTAGCAATGGACACAGGTGGCGGCCGTCTGGACGCTATCGGCGGTCAACGTGCAAAGGAAATCCTTGTAGTAGATCGGGACACCCTTGGCCCCCTCGAATAGCACTTGGCGACGGTTCATCTGTACCTTCTGCCAGACCGGCGACATGGGCTGCTCGCTAACGCCGTCGCGGCGGAGGACGGTCTTTTTATTCCCTAGCCCGTCATCGACCTCATCCCATTGGTCGTCAGGCGTGATGTTGTTGCCATCGGCCCCCTTTACGGTGACGCCGTTTACGTCGACCAGCGCCATTGCCTCAACGTCGAAAATCTGATCGCGGACGACGTAGGAGGTTTTTACAACGCACTCTCCCATGACGATGGCGCGCTCGATCGCCCGTCCTTTGTCGTCCTTTGACTCGGCCTCACCAAGCTTGAAGCGGCAGAACCGTTCAATGCGCTCCGCGATCTGGGCGTCAACGCTGTCGTCGCCGGCGCCGGCGCACGGGTCTATCGAAAGCCATGTATCGGTATCCGACCCAAGGAGCTTGTCCTTTGCCTTCGCAATCATCTGACGGGCGATGCGACGAGAGAGCGGAACCACAAGGTTCGACGAGAGGAAAATGTTGTTCATCCCCATCGTGTACGGCCTCCAACTGAGGTCGTTCATAAACGTGGCGTCGTATCGGCAACGCTTGGCAAGGAAAGTGTTGACCTGCTGGTATCCCTGGCTGGCGAGCGCCGTGGACGGTGCCGCGGCAACCGTCGTCCACCAGGCGGGATTCATAGCCTCGTCCCGTCCCGCGTCGTTCTTCAGCTTCTTGAAACGCCGGAAAGCCTCGTCCAGCATCTTCTTTTCCTGTTCAAGCGTCAGCCGAAGATCGGTCTGGAACGGCACGCGCGGTTGGCTCCGCTGCTCCTCCTGCGAAAGTTCGCCAACCTGGGCGTGCGCTTTTTCGATGAAATTGGCTAGAGGTCCATCGGGCATGTTCGGGAAGGTCTAAGGGTTGTGGGGCTGGAATTCAATGTTTCTCCTTCTTGTGCAGGGTCTCATGGGGTAGGCGCATCATTTCGGTGAAGCGGTTCAGCGTTTGCTGCTTCTGCATCTCAGCTTTTAGGATCGTCGCACGGTCCTTGCCAGTGAGCGATTTCATAAACTGCTCATCCATCTTCTCGTCCTGGGTGTACGGATGGGCGAGTGACGCGCGGAAGCCAGCAGCAAGTTTCTTGATCGCCTCGGCCCGGGTAACGCTTTTGGCCTTCATCTCATCGGCAATCAGTCCATCGACGGCCTTCTGTGCGTGCTCAAGGTTGTTGTCCTCGAGGGCATACCGCATTGGCTGGTATTGGCTAACGGGATAGGTCCCGGTGTCCTCCTTTACGCCGTGGGCCTTCTTATAGGAATCCGCGAGCTTATAGGCCTCAAAATTGGACGATACCCTAGCAATCTGAAGCCCGAAGATACCGGCAAACTGCTCCCATGCGCTGATCGTGGAGTTTTTCCCGTACTCGGAAAGCTTGTTCAGTCCGGGGATCCAAGACGCGGAATTTGGAATCGCTCGCATGATGGCGTCCTTCACGCTGTCCTTCCAGTCGATCTTCTCCCCCCTGGCGTTTTTCCCGCTCTGAATTTCAAAAATCAGCCGGGCGATCGGCGAAAGCCGGTTGTTCACGTACATGCGGCTGTCCTTGAAGGCACGGTATATGTCCTCCGGAACGCTACGCATCCCATAGGAGCGGCCTTTGTAAACCAGTTGGAAGGGCGCCTCGGTATGCGGATCCCCGTCGGCGAGCTCGTTCGCAATTCTAGCCGTGATGTAGAAGGTGGCAGCCAGGAGCATGAGCGCGTGGAACTGCTCGGCGCCGGCCTTCGATGCGCCCTGGCCGTACTTCCCTCCGGTAACAGCTCGCATTGCGAGCCCGGCCGCACCTTGGGCAGCCTGGCCTGCAAACCGGCCACGGGCTTCGGTGAAGTCCGGAGACAGGAAAAGGAGGCGCGCCATGTGCTGCAAAGTCGGATTGCGCCCCATGACGACGTAATTTA